AGCCAATGCCGCGACTGTGGCGCGAGCGCACGGGCAGATGCGCAGCTTCATGGACATCGGTGTGAGTAAATACCAGATAGTCAATCCAGGTGACGAGCGCACATGCCCTGTGTGCAAGGAGATGGATGGCAGGGTGTTCCTTGTGAAAGAAGGCGCTGGGACCATGCACAAGGAGCTGGCTGCCAAGACGCCAGACGATGTGCGTAAAGCACACCCTTGGACCAGCGCCAAAGGATTGAAGGCAGTCATCGGCGGCAAGTCAGGCGTCGCAGCGTCATCAGCATTGTCGAGCGCAGGTTTGAACTTGCCTCCATTCCATGGTAGGTGTCGCTGCACAGTGGACATCGACGACGACATTGGGTCATTCGATGATATGGAAGAGTTGTCGCCGCCCACATCAGACGAAGAGGCAGCGCCGATTGAACCCACTCGTGTGTCGATTGCCGATAGGATGGCAAAGGCCACAATTGACAAGCTAGAACGGATGGATGTCGACAGCGCCAACGTGACTTCGATTGCGCACATGACTGACGAAGATGGAAACAAGCTGAAGGCTGTGTTAAAGTATGCGTCAGGCGAAGACGAAGGGTTGCGTATGGGCATCAAGGCAGGCACATACTATAAACGCGAAGTGCTGACATCTGAATTGGATGCCATGTTGGGTGGAGAACAAGTGGTGCCAGCGACCATTGTGCGCAAACACACAGATGGCATAGGCAGTTTACAATACTTTGAAGAAGCAGAACGCACACAATATATGGGAAACAGGTTACACGCCAACGCGGCTAAAGTTGCGAATGATCCAACAGCGCGCAAGATGTTCTTGATTGATGTGGTAGGTGGCAATTCAGACAGGCACTATGGAAATGCGCTTTGGCAAGAAGTTGAAGTGGCGGGTGCCAAAAGAATAAAAACAGTTGCTATTGATAATGGGTTGTTGTTTAGCAACAGAGACGAAATGAGTTTTATGTTTCCATTCTACGATGACGCCTATCAAGATGTGTTATTGAAACTGGACAAAGATAGTATAGCGATGTTGCGCGATTTGGACATGAAGAAATACGTCAAGTTGTTACATAAGAATGGCATCGAAAGGGATGCCACGTTGTATTCGATGAGAAGGATTGAAGCACTCAAATCAGACCCCGACATTCTGTACAAACAATATGAAAGCGGCTTTGGTGATTCGCAGAAAAGCGCAGTGACTAAATTCATTTCACATTCAGTCAAAAGACCAGACAAATTGGGCATCAGCGATAGCGAGGATGAAGCACTAGAGAAGATCATCAACAGCGTGTACGGTGAACCATGATCACGGTCAAGCAATATGACAGGCCAACAAGCAAACTGATCACCATAGCCAAATTCAAATTGGTTGGCGATGTTGTGAAGCCAGAATGGAAGGGTGGAGCTGTGTCGTTCAAAGAGATGATACTGAACGATGGCGTACACACAGCGGCCGGCACATACACAATGGCAGATGGCCAGGCCTTCATGGACGCATTGAAGTTGGCGTTCAGCAGCAGCTCCAGCATCTTCATCGAAGAGAAGTGAGTTTGGTGCAACGATAAAGTTGCACCACCGCACAGCATCAACATCACTTCCCCAATCCCAACTCAGCAGTTAGGATAGCACGTGTTGATGTTCGGTGCGGAGCTAACACCTTGAGAATCCGTTTGCCGCGAAAAGCCATTGGCCCGTCGGACAGGCCCCACAACACATCCGTTGTGGTCATTGGGAAGCCTGTTGTGTCGTCCACACTTGTGTCGGATGCCGATGTGGAAGTGGCCAAGGTGTACTTCATACCAATCATCAAGGCCAATGCTGAACTCCAAGAAGTCACAGGCGTCGTGCTTCAGCCAGAAGAGATAGACGCGCAAGAAGATATCATGGATGAGGTTGTGATCCGCGATGCGGCCCACGACTTCATGTGGAATTACAACGTTGATACACAACTGGGCTTCATGCACAAGGATTTCAAGCCCAGATTTCAGTTGTGCGAATCTTGGATCACGCCAATGGAAATGGTCATTGGCAATCGGATTGTGAAGAAAGGCTCTTGGGTCATCACAGTCAAGGTCAACGATGCCAAGGTTTGGGCCATGGTCAAGGATGGCAAGATCACAGGTTTCTCAGTCGGTGGCAAGGCCAAAGTAATGAAGTTGGCAGCCTGATAAGGGTCATTGATGGAACGCAAAGCCAAGCAGCGTTTCCTGAAGTTGAAGGTGAACGAGATTTCACTGGTTGACAGCCCAGCCAACGAACAAGAGTTTTTGGTGGCGAAAAGACTGGACAAGGAGAAAACAACCATGGCACAGGCCGCAAGTGAGACGAGTGTGGAGCAGGTTGTCGCCAAGGCGGCAGCCGATGGCATTGAGACCGTTGCCATCGAAGTGGAGAAGAATGGCGAAGGCAACGTTGAGGCTGTCATGGGCCACGTCGCCAATATCGTCGCCAACATCACCAAGTCCAATCAGCCGAGCGATCAGGCTGTGGACGCATCCAAGCCAGCTACCGCTGACACAACCGTGGACAAGGGCTGCGGCGGTGGCGGTGGCGGCCCAGGCAAGAAAGAAGATGTCATGTGGGGCAAGATGAAGAAGGCGCTGAAGGACATGAAGATGTCCGACGCAGACGTGGACAAGGCGATCACGCTGCTGCAGACACTTGCCAAGGCCGATGAGAAGGTGGCTAAGGCTGTGGAACAGTCGCCAACCGATCAACCCGCTGCCACGGGTGAGGACGCCATCGAGAAGACCATGACGGCTCTTGTCGAAGGCATCACCAAGGCGAAGGCGTTCACGCCCAAGCGCGCGGCAGCATTGAAAGAAGCGGTGACCAAGTTGAGCGACCTGATCAAAGAGTTGGAAGACGTTCAGCAGGGTACGTCGCCCAAGAATGACATGCCCAAGACGGCGCAAGTGCCGCCTGCCACCTTGGCCACTCCCACTTCGGTGTCCAAGAACGTGGACGCTGATCCGGTGCTCGCCAAGATCAATGAGCTGGCGGTTGAAGTGAAGAAGATGGTCGAGGCCAGCCAGGCCTTGAACACGCGCGTCGAGACCATCGAGAAGGCACGCAACCCGTCCACATCGGTCGGGCCCAACGGTGGCAACGATGTGCAGGTGCAGAAGAGCATTTGGAATGGACTCCTGTAAGCTGGTCGGCTGACAGGCGTTTGGACTGACACAGGAACATCACAGGTTCCAGAGGAGAGTGAGATGGCGATTGCAAATGAAGAGCTGGTGCAGAAAGCAGTCATCACTGCGGATGCTCTGGCGTCAGCCGGCAAGCTGAACCCCGCACAGAGCGACAAGTTCATTGACTATGTGGTCGATGAGACTGTGCTCAAGAACAACGCGCGGGTGGTCCGCTTCCGCAACGAGCAGCTGGACATCGACAAGATTGGCATCGGCAAGCGGCTGGCAGTTCCCAAGGCCGAAGCCAAGGACCCAGGCGTGCGACGCGGTGTGACCACGTCCAAGGTCAGTCTCGTGCCGCGCGAGATCATGGTGCCATTCGAGATTGGCGACACCTTCAAGGAGATCAGCATTGAAGGCGACACTGTGGAAGACCACATCATCAAGATGATGGCGACACAGATGGCCAATGACATCGAGGAGCTGTACATCCTGGGCAACCTGCTTGGCCCGGCAGCTCTGGAAGAGGACATTCTGGAAGGCGGCAGCAGCAGCAAGTATGTGAAGGACACGTACCTGGCGCTGCAGGATGGCTGGTCGCGCTTGGCCGACGGTGCGCACGTCGTCGATGCCGTGGGAGCCAACATCGGCTTGTCCATCTTTGGCGCCGCGCTGCGCGCCATGCCCACCAAGTTCAGACGGAACAAAGCCGCGTTGCGGTGGTTCCTGAGCCCTGACCTGTGGCAGCTCTATCTGGAGAAGCTGTCCACCCGCGCGACCAGCTTGGGTGATGCGGCAGCCGGTGGCGCCGAGCATGGCCCGTTTGGCGTGCCTGCGGTTCCAGTGCCGCTGTGGGACTTCCAAGCGCGCGAGGTGGAACACAAGACGCTCAACGGCACCACGGCTGTGGCCCTGCGCAATGCGCCGGTCAGCAACGTGATTGTGACCCCGTCTGACTTGTCGGGGTTGCCCACCACGCCGTACAGCGATGCGACTGACTACCTGCTCGACACAGCGGCAGGCACCATCGCGCGTCGTGGCGGTAGCACCATCGGCGATGGCTCCACGGTCAAGGTGACCTACGCAGCCAATCCGCAGCTGATGCTCACGCATCAAAACAACTTCATCGTCGGCATCGGTCGCGACATCCGTATCGAGAAGGACAGGGACATCTTCAAGGGCGTGAATCAGTACGCCATCACCGCGAAGTTGTCCGTGAACTTTGAAGAGGTGGATGCGCTTGTCAAGGTTCGCAACATCGGCCTTGGCATCTGACGAGCAACTGCGAGTGATCTTCAGCTGTAAGTGACACAGCTGTGTAATAGATCACAGGCACACAACGCCATTGATTGGAGGACCAAAGATGGCAAGAGCACGCATCGAGTTGAGAGGCAGTCTCAGCCACACTGTTCGTGGCAGGGTGTTCAAGAAGGGGCAACCACAAATCATCACCAGCCCCGATGACATCCTGTACTTTCAACAGACGGATGGATTTGTGGTTACGCTGTTGAACGCGGCAGAGAAGGTGAAGGCGCCTGAAATGGAGACGCAACCGGATGCAGATGATGAGCCGGTTGTGCCACCCCCAGCGCCGTCACCTGCGGCTCCCACGCTCAAGCTCAAAAAGAAGCCAGGCTTCAAGACTGTCTGATCACATGTTGGTTGGCGCCTTGGACGTGTAACAGCGTCCAAGGCGTGCCAACATAACGGAGCGCACCATGCCATTGATCCAAGTCAAGCCGACCATCCACCCATGCCAGGTGGATGATTTCGATGCTGGTGTGAAGCGCAGCGTCGTGGGTTCGCTACACATCAAACCGTCGTCCACGTTGGTGCTGACTGCGGATGAACTGGCACACATCCAAAACAAGCACAGCGACATCGCTTCGCACTTCATCATCTTGGCGCTACAAGACGCCAAACCCAAATCGGACATGACCAAGAAGGTGGTTGAGAAGGCACCTGAAAAGGTGGTTGAGAAGGTGGCATCATCGGCGCCCAAGGTGTACACAAAGGCGCTTGAAGAGAAAAAGAAGTTCAAAGACACATCCAAGTGAAGCACCGAATGTCGTTGCCCTTGATTGGCTTGCCAGCTCAACGAGGTGTAGGTGGTGCTGAAGGTACATACAGCAGATGGCGCCACGTTTGTCTTGGACATGCACGACGACGAACAAGCCAAGCACATACTGCGCCAACTCGCAAACTCCAAGTATCAAGATAGCATCACCGGCATCACAGTCTCAAGAAAGTGCGCAGGCAGAATCAAATGCCCGGCGTGTGGCAGGAGCGCGCGCATCCTGTGTAACCACTGCGGGCTGGACACACAGAAGAATGGTCAGTGCGTCTGCGGTGTGGGTTCGCAATATTCGCTTCCAAGACCAGAAGGGTTCAGCAAAGTCAACTACCACATCGAGCAATACTCGCACACAACAGGCGACGGCATGAAAGAAGGCGAGAAGGTGATCTGTTTCGCCGATGACGTCAGGGCTACTCTTGTTGTCCACCATTCGCAACCTGCGATCAGAGTCTCAATCTTGAAGATAGGTAAGCAAAGGTATAATCCATTCGCAGAGCAACGACAGGAGAATGAGCCAT